CGCCAGTACCCACGTCGCCGCCGGAGACCCCCCGACGCCACGAGGACGTAGCGGACTCATTCCAGCGCCCCGATCGCGATCTTGCCGCCCTTCACGTCCAGCGTGGCCATCGTGAACGGGCCCCGCACGTGGCACGTGTGGTGCGCCGCCGCCTGGAGCGCCCGAAGCGCCATCTGGTCGTCGGTCACCACGCCGTGGCTATCTGCCCACAGCGACCCCAACGCCCCCATGTACCCCGACCCCGCCGCGTAGTAGCCACCATCGGGCTCACCCACCTGGAAGTCGCCGTCGATCGTCCAGAGGCGTCCAAACGCACCGCCCAGTGCCCCCCCACCCGTCTTGCCCTCGGCGTTCGACGTGGCCCCCTCCCCGCCCGCCTTCAGGCACGCGCGCACCGCCTCGACGAACGCCTTGTTGATGTTATCGCCATATGGCAGGCCCTTCGTCGCCTCCGTGATCGCCGCCTCGATCGTCGCCTTGTGCTTCTGCTCTTCCAACTGCTTTTTCGCGTCGACCGCTTCCTGCAGCGCCTTGCCCAGATCGGCATTGGCCTCGATGCCCAACATGCCGCGCACGCGCTCTTCCAGCGCCTTCAGCGCGTCGGCGCCCATCTTGTCCAGGTCCTCTTTGATGAGGCCCTTGAACAGATCGGGATTCTCCCCGATCAGTTTCTTCAGCTCTTCGAGAGTCATTTTCTCATCCTCCGTAGTTTGATTTTGAGATTCCACGATCGCGACGGCCGACTCGAAGCCGGGTTCCACCACGCCGTCGAAGCCGGTGATCTCAAGGTACGTCCCCTCTTCCACGGACTGCCCGTTCTCTTTGATGATCTTGGAGTCGCCGTATCCCCGCATGCTCAGCGGGATCTGTACGCCGCCTTCCACCAAGGCGAGCACGTCGCGCCCCTTGGCCGTCTCCAGGATGTGGCCCGCGACGGAGACGTGATCGCCGTCGAAGTCCACCTCGTCCCATTTGAAAACGGTCTCAAGCAGCGAGGGTTGTTTGCCCTTATCGGAAGGATGATCGATTTCGCCTAACACCTGAACGCGCAGGCGTCCCTGCCCCGCGCTTTCATGCAAATGAGTTTTGAGGCGCGTCGTCGCCTCGCGCAGCACCGCCGCCGGATAGCGGCGCCGGTTGCCGTTGGTCGTGTTGGCCGTCATCACCCGCCCGGCCTTGATCGTGCGGCCTTCGACGAATTGCAGGCTGCCGGTCAGTTGTTCGCTGATCCGTTTCAAATCTTTGCGATCGCGCGCCTCGCCGACGGGCGCCGGCTCACTCGTGGCCTGCGCGCTCTGCGGCTGATACGTCAACTCGACCACTTCCCATTGATCCTCTGCCGCGAACGTATACGCGCCGGCCGCGTCCCGGCTGTACGTCACCCGGTAGTATTCATCCGGCGCCAGATCGTTCCACTCGCCCCAGGCCCGCACCACGATCGAGTCGGCAAAGGTATCCACGATCGACCACGGACAAAACAGGGTGCCGCTGTAGGGCGAGGGCACTTTGAACGCCGCCTCGAACGCATCGCGCAGTTCGGTCATCGTGTACTCGACCGAGCCCTTCACCAGTTCCTCGAACGGTCGCCCGCGCCCGATCGCCAGCGCGGACTCTTTCAGAGAATCCGGCACCGTCTCCTTCATCTTGCGGTATAGCCCGCGCAGCCGGCGTTTGGCCGTGGTCATCGCCGCATCCGGCATATCCGGCATGTTCCGCCCGCCGGCCATCGCCGCCGCGGCCGCGTGCACCCCGTTGCGGTTGGTCGTGATCGCGCCGCCTGAAAACTCCGCAACCGGAAGTTTGCACAGCGAATGCTTGAACACCGGGTTCCCGTCGGCGTCCTTGTCGAAGGCCTCGTCGGGAACGTACAAATAGACCTGCTTGATCTGTGCCCGCGTGATGTCGCCGCTCGCGAAGGCCTTCCCCACGGCATTCCCCAGTGCCGTCTTATCCACGTCGCCCCACGCCTTGCTGCTGATGCTCTTCGATAGAGTCGCCATCTTGCCCTCCACTTCGCACTTTAGTCACTTCGCACTTCACACTTCACACTTTAGTCACTTCCAACTTCTCACTTCGCACTTTAGTCACTTCGCACTTCACACTTTAGTCACTTCCAACTTCTGCTTACCTAATATGCGTTAGGTGCTGAATAAAAACACCTATAATCCCATCTGCTCCGCCGTCACCACCACCGCCTTCGCCGTCGCCGTTCCTGCCTTCGCCTCAATCGGAATGTGCTGCGCAACCCGGCAATAATTCTCCGCGTGCGCCAGGTGATCGGGCTTTCCTTCCTGTTGGATGTAACGCGCGATCTGCACGCCGTTCGGCCCATTCTCGATCACGCGCACCTGCGCCTTCAGGTGGTCGTAATAATCTTTCACATCCCTGGAATTCGCGGGCAGGGTCGCCGTCTGATCTACGAATTCCGCGAACAGCGCGTCGAGTGTCCGCGTCCGATCGAGATTGACCACGCCATTATCCACGTCCGGCGCGATCGGCTCGATCAGTTTCGATCCGATCTTCGTCTGGCTGTAATAGGCCAGCCATACCACGCCCGGCGGAAATTCCGCCTGCACCTCGCGCGCCTTCGTCGTCTCAGGCAGCGCGTCGATGACGCACACCTGCACGTGGAAGCGCTTGATCAGATTCCCTATCTCCTCGAACGAATCGATCGCGCCCGCCCAGCGCTGCGGCCGCTCGCCCGTCTCCGCGTCGATCGGACCCCGGATAACCACGTGCTTCAACGTCCCCACGTCCACGCCCATCCACGTTTTTTCTTTGGCCCGCGCGCCGTGCGCGTAATCCCGCCGGCAGGCGTCCAGCACCTCGTCGCTCAATTGCCCGCCGCGCGGCGTGTACGGCTCGGCCAGGTCCTGATTGAAGCATTCCTTGCGCTTGGTCTCGTCCACCTCTTGCAGCGTCTGCACCAATTCCAGCAGCTTGATCGCCGGGCTCATGAACTTGGTCACGTGGAATCCGGCGACGTGGCCCGCCTGCGTGGCCACCCAGCGCCCCGTCCCCAGCCGATCGATCTCTTTCTGGCATTTCTGGCAGGCGACAAACGCGCGCCCCTCTGCCTGGCCGTGCCAGTGCACCGGCCGATCCAACTGATCGAACTCCGTCACGATCGAGCGGATCGTCATCACCTGCCATTCGCCGCACGAAGTGCAGCGCACGAACCACTCGCGCTGGTCGCTGTGCAAATACTCCGCGTGAATGCCGCGCCCCGGATACGTCGGCGTGCTCACCTTGCGCACCTCCGCGATCGCGCTGTGCCCCAATCGTTTCTCTGCGATCGTGATCGCGCGCGGGTCCATCTCATCCTCTTCGTCGACGATTAACACGTCGGCGTCCACCGTCTTCAATTGATCGGCCAGGCCGCTCGGATCGACCTGCCCGCCGCGAAAATAAATGAACCGCTTCCGCACGCGCTTCAGCGTCACCCGATCGGCTCCGCGTTTATCGCCGCCCTCCACCACGATGGCCTTCAGGTAATCACTCGCCTCGAGTGCCGGCCCCACCCGCGCCGATGAGAAATCGCTAATCACTCGATCGGTCGGCATCACGTACAGCACCGTCGCTTGGCGTTGGTCTGCCGCGTGGAACGCCGTCGAAATCAGATACTCGCTCGCGCCCATCTGGCTTGCCTTGTCGATTACCACCTGCTGCGCCGTGCAGCCGTAAATGCCGGCCAGGTACGCATGCTGCCTTAAATCGAACGGCCGCTCAGGAATCAGATTTCTCCGGTGCATGATCGTCCACGCCAGTAGGGGCAGTCCCTTGCGGCTGCCCACCTGTTGGGACAGTTCCATGTGACTGCCCTTCTCCGCGCGGCTGTCCCTCTGCCGGCTGGCCTTCTCCATCAGGCTGGCCGCGTAGCGCCGTTTCAAGATTATGGATAAGTCGGTCGAGATCGTCATTGTCCAGCTGCGCCAGTTCGCTCCACGCCACAGTTTCGATCGGCCCGTCGTTGGGCCCGCTCAAATTCAACGCCGCCCGCGGCCGGTAATCTCCCACCATCTCAAAATAGAGTTTCCGATCCTGATGTCCTTCCGGTATCGCCGTCGAGGCCACGTCGATCAGCGCATTGATTACATCCCGCCGGTACAGCAGCAGCGCCTCCGACCGGAACAAAATCACGCGCTCCTCGATCGCCGGGTACAGCTTGCGCCATTTGTAAATGACCTTGTCGGACCGCAGCCCCAGCACGCTCGCCAGTTCCTTCAGCGTGGCCGGCCAGCGCCGCTGCGTCGGACTCGACGCCCAGGCGATGTAGGCCGCGACTCGCCACGTAAACCCCTCATTGCGCAGATGCGCGTAATCGTCCCACCATCCGCACACCTCGTGATGCGCTTCAAATGCGGCGAACGCCTCGCGGCTTTTGGGCTGTCCCGGCGTCTGCTTAGAAGCCGGAAATGCCGTTGCGGCCTTCGTTCGCTTCTGAGTGGTTCGCCGTGTTTTTGGCTCATGTGGATTCGTCTTCTTCGTTCGCTTCGGCATCCTGACCGACTTCCCAAAAGTAGAAAAAGTCAACTTCTACTTTTCAGCCTCTCCCCTGCTCGGCTGATACTGCACTCACTACGCGAACGATCCGCACCACCAGCACAACCGCCAGCGTGATGCCCACGCCGCACACGAAGACCGCCGCAGCCGCCACCGGAATCACATCCCGCGTCGCGCAGCCCACATCCGCATACAGCCCGCCCCGTTCGTCACCGTCACTTGAATTCGACACGTCTCTCTCAACCCGCCCCATTCGACAGCCCCGGCCTGCTCATAACGACAAACGGCGAGCCTCAGCTCGCCGCCTTCAATGCTGCTTTCGCCGCCTTCACATCCGCCGGTTTCGGGATGATCCGATCGACGCCCTGGTTCGCCGTCCACGCCAAAACGATCACGCCGGCCAGTTCCCAGATTCCGCCCGCCGGACAGGAAACAAACGTAAATCCGGTGCCCGGCGTGCAGGCCAGCAAATAAACCGCGACCGCGACGACGGCCGTCGTGATCGCCATCACCGACTGCTTGACCTCCTCGGTCAGAGCCGAAATGCCGTCGAAGTCCGAAAGCCCGATGGCCGACTTCACGCCGGACGGCAGGAGATCGGTGATGATTCCAGCAAAGACCACGGCCAAACCGCCGGTCATCGCCTTCATGCCGAAATCCTTGTCCTTGACGGCGGTCCCGATGGCGCCAACCAATGCGCTGGCGGCGATCCCAACCGCGTGCCT